AAATCCGCAACATGTCCGAGGATGAACGCCTGAAGCTGCGGCGCAGCTGCGCCATGGTGTCTGCCGCGCCGGAAAGCTACGATGCCGACATGCAGGCCCTATGCCGCCTCATGAGCCGCATGTCCGCGCTTTAACGGCAGGGTACAAGGCAAGAAATATCGGCGCGGTGTTTCCAATACCGCGCCCATTCGTCTGTGAGGGCGCTAAGAGCACGCGTTCTGAACGCTCTTCATTCGCTCCTCTGAGAAGGTTCATCAGAGAGGCTCGTCGTATAGTTAGGCGAGCGTTTCTCGAACTCTGTCTCCTGCCGCATGTCCAGACTGGGGACCCAACGGACGCACCAGTTCTTCTCAGATGAAGTGGGTCGAGGATTACTCTCCGACCAACCGACGAGGTATTAACCGGTCTGAGCCGCGCCTCCCGGACGAGGCGCTGCGAGCCGCCTTCCAGGCAGCGGATGTGATCCCGATACCCTGCCTCTCCAACCGGAAGCAGACGCTCGACCTGCCAGGTCCGATACTTCTCCTAGCAGGGGCCCGACGCCGATGAATTGCAGGTAAGCGACCCTATTGGGGACGAGAAGTCGAACTTGCCGTACGCGCCGCCTTCATTGCACCAACATCAACCCAGGCTCTGAGGAAGTTCCACATCTTGAGCAGCATGAACCCCGGGCAAGCCCGGAAAAACTGTCCAGACGCCATCATTGCTTGGGATTGAAATCAAGATTGCGCTTGTGGCAGCTATAAGGTTGCTAGGCTCTACCGAAACCTGCCGTAACTTCACCAAGCTCTTGGGAAACATTGGTGGGTGTGCAAGGATTCGAACCTTGGACCCGCTGATTAAGAGACACCTCTTATCGCAGTAAGATCAATGACTTGGATGTAAACCGAGACTCAATCGGAGCACCAAAGATCAATGACTTACAGCAGAAATGTAAAACGAAAATCGGCCCTCTCGACCCCTCTCAGCGATGGGAGGGCGGGCGAATGAGGCGCTACGCAGAAGACACCTCTGTCTCCACCGATAAGAGCATAGCCGAGATCCGGAACACGGTCCACCGCTACGGAGCCTCCGAGTTCATGCATGCCGAGGGAGAAACCCAGGCCGTCATCATGTTCTCGATGCACGACCGGCGCGTCATGTTTCGGGTCAACATGCCCGATCCAAAGGCCAAGGCATTCACCCATACCCCCGGCCAAGGGAAGCTCAGGACCAAGGAAGCGGCCCAGGCGGCCTGGGAACAGGCTTGCCGCGCCCGGTGGCGGTCCCTGGCCCTCGTGGTGAAAGCGAAGCTGGAGGCGGTGGCCTCGGGCATTACCGAGTTCGAGACCGAGTTCCTTGGCAATATCGTCATGCCGGGCACGAGCGTCACGATCGGCGAATTCGTTAAGCGGGATCTCCAGCTCGCCTACGAGCAGGGCCACATGGTCCCGCTCCTGCCGCCTCCGGGAGGTCACGCATGATGCCCCTCGCGCTACTTCTCTTCCAGATGAAGACAACATGCCCTAAGCACCCAGCCTGCCAAGCTTGGCAAGAGTTGTGTTCTTGATTTGTTCCTACTTACGAGCTAGAGTTTCACACATCTTATCCACAATTCGAGATCGGTCCCTGCCATGCTGCGTGACTCCACGTGCTTACTTCCGTTAACCTTTCGCTGCCATAAAACAGAAGAGGTGCCAGCGGGTGCGCGTGTTGGGCGCAGGATCGAAGTGTCTGTTCCTCGGTTGAGTGAGTCAGCAATGCTTATGTCACTGATGGAATCGCATGGTCCCGCCAAAGCCCCTATTGTCCCGCACCGTGAGCTCGGCGCCTATGAAGCGCTGTGGCTGCAGCAGGGCGCCACGTTCAAAACAATAGCAGACCGCTTCGCTGCTGACCCTGGTGCTTTGCCATCAGATTTCGTCTCTCCAGCCGTGGCTGAAGACTGCGCCTCGCAGGTCCTTGAGCGTTTTCGTAAGGCGGGCGTGAGCCGTTTTGGCGTCCGCATCAACCATGCTGGCGACTACCCAGAGAAGCTACGCGACGCTCGCCATCCTGTTGAGCTCTTATACTTCTCCGGGATCTGGGAACTCACTGAAACGCCAAGTATTGCTGTCGTCGGGAGCCGAAAGCCCTCAGACGAGGGCCTACGCCGAGCAGCGAAGATCAGCCGGGAGCTCGTCTCAAAGGGCTATACGGTCGTTTCGGGCCTTGCCGCGGGCATCGATACGGCTGCCCATACCGCAGCGCTCGAAGCCAAGGGGAGAACGATCGCCGTAATCGGCACACCTCTCAGCAAGGTATATCCGGCGCAGAACAAGGCTCTTCAAAAGAAAATTGCAGACCGCTTCTTAGTTATATCCCAGGTTCCTGTGCTCAGGTACGAGCGCCAAGGCCCTCAGCAGAACCGCCTCTTCTTTCCAGAGCGCAATGTCACTATGAGCGCGCTTACCGAAGCAACTATTATTGTTGAAGCAGGAGAGACGTCTGGAACCTTGACGCAAGCTAGAGCAGCGCTGCATCAAGGAAGAAAGCTATTCATTCTTGATTCGTGCTTCCAGCGATCGGATCTTACTTGGCCAGCTCGTTTCGAGCAGCAGGGCGCGATCCGGGTCCGCGAGCCGAGCGACATTTGGGACGCCCTTGGCCGATAACCTGCGCATCCAGAAATTCGACCAGACTCACCAGGGCCACTTCCATCTGAAGCCGGACGACGATTGCTATTTTCTCTATGAGTACACCTCTCATAGGGATTTCACATTCAGCCAAACTAACCAACTCATTCACAATCTGAAGAAGAGCCCTCTAAGGAAGGATAGACCCGAGTACCGGTATAAGGGCCAAGCTATTCGCCAAGTTGCAAGCTTGTTCGACTCAGTACTGAACGAAGCTTGGCTAAATGGCGCAACCCTAGTGCCTGTTCCGCCATCAAAGACCAAAGATCACCCTGAGTATGATGATCGCATGACACAGGTGTGTCGCTTGATGCGGGGAGGTCAGGCGGACGTTCGCGAGATCGTCAAACAAAAGCGATCCATGGACGCGGCGCACACAACTGGCAATCGACACTCCGTCGACGATCTGATCGAGTGTTACGAGATTGATGAGACCCTCTGCGCCCCTGCCCCTCGGTGGATTGGCATAGTGGATGACGTACTTACGTCGGGCACGCACTATCGCGCGATGCATACCATTCTTTCCGCACGTTTCCCCAAGGTGAAGATAACCGGGCTGTTCGTGGCCCGACGCATCCTGCCGCCGGTCGATTACGACGCAATATTCGGCGACCTAGAAGAGATCTGATACCTCAACCCTCTCTTCACCCCTCCCCGCTATACCCTCCCCATGACCTTCTCCCGCGACACCACCGCCATCTCCGAGCTCACTGGCCAGCCCGTGAACACTTGGTCGGAGGAATGGCGGATCGAGACCGAGGCCCGGGCCATCCTCCAAGCACCCTAACTCTTCCCAGGCAATACACCTTGCTGTGTCTCCTCAGGAGGAAGTGCGTTCGCTCTCCCGTGAGCTTGGAAGCTTTCTCCGCTCTTCTGCACGGGGACGAGTGAAGTGCGAGAAGACAGGATCGGAAGGCGGCAATTTGTCATGAAATTGCGAAAATATACCTAATAAGGTATGGTCGGTTCGTTTCGCAAGGAGGGCATCCAAATGACCAGGAAGACCAAGCACAACTCTCCGACTCCTCACCTTGAAGATCCTACGGATTTTTTAGCCCCCGCCGGCTCTGAATTCGCGGTTACCAGCATTTACAGAGTCACAGTTAGCTCGACACTCAGTTCCTTGGCGACGCGTTGGGGTACTTCTGTAGATCAGCTTGTTAAGGCCTCATCTATCGACACAAGCATTATGGACAGCCGAATGCTTGAGATCCCTGGTGAACAATCGAGCACATTCAAAGGTACGGACGAAAACGAAACAGTGACAGGAAATAGCCTCGCCAATTATCTGCAGGGCTTTGGTGGCGTTGATTATCTTGCAGGGGGAGGAGGCGCAGATACTCTCGATGGTGGAGCTGGCGACGATTTCGTCGAGGGTGGGGCTGGCAACGACCGCCTCACTGGAGGGTCCGGGAGTGACCGGTATGTCTTCACTGACGCCGATCGTCTCGCTCCTGGATCAAGTGGTTACGACCTCATAACGGGATTCCAGGGGTACCTTGGGGAGAAGATCGTCCTCAGCGGGATCGATGCAAACACAACAATATCGGGGAATCAGACTCTCAACTTCATCGGAACAGGCGCCTTCAGCGGGAAAGCCGGTGAACTTCGTTACTATCACTCCAATGATGACACTTGGGTCATTGCTGACGTGAATGGCGACGCACAGACCGACTTCCGGATCAGGATTGAAGGCATCCGGACCATGTACCAGGATGACTTCATCCTCTGATACCTGAACGCAAGCACCAGCAGGAGGGGGCCTCCCCTCCCCAACTCTCTTCACCCCTCCACATGCCCTACTCCCGCGAGACCACCGCACTCTCAGAGTTCACCTGCCAGCCCGTGAACACCTGGTCTGAGGACTGGCGGGTCGAGTGTGAGGCCCGGGCCATCCTGAAGATGTCCAAGCAGGAGCGGGACGCCTTCTTCAACGGCCGGAAAGACGAGAACGGGAAGGTGATCGACCGGGGCCTGATCGCCATCCGGGGCCAGGCGGCAGCCGAAGCCATCATGGAGACGATGCGCCGGCTGCAGGAAGTCCGTGAGGCTAGGAAGGCCTGAGGCTCCGAGCTATCCTGTTGCGCATGGCTGACCGTGCGCATGGGCCTCACCGCCCTACCCCTGAGCAACTCCGCTTCCGCGATCGATCCCGGCGGGCCCGACAGGACCGGGCAGACTACCTTCGCATCGGCGCCGGATCGGCTCTGCTGGCCATGGCTCTCTTCGTCTTCAGCTCCCTGATGTATGCGGCCAAGGCCGAGACAGTGGACGGCCGTCGCATCGTCATCATCGACGGCGACACCATCGATGTCGGGGGCGAGCGCATCCGGATCCTCAACATCGACGCCCCTGAAAGCTTCCGCTCGAGATGCGAGGCAGAGCTGAAGCTGGCCCTGCGCACCAAGGAGCGTCTCGCCCAGCTCCTGCGGTCCGGGCCGGTCCAGATCGACCGCGAGGGCCAGGATCGATACCGCCGCACACTGGCGACCCTCAGGGTCAGGGAAGGCGATGTGGGACGGATCCTGGTGAGGGAGCGGCTTGCCCTCCCCTGGCAAGAAGGCAGCGAGGCCAAGGAGGACCGGCTGCAGGCCTGGTGCGGGCCGCGGGCTCGTCTGCCCTGAATGATCGACACGGGCCGGATTGTCCGGCTCGGGGCTGAATTGATCCAGCTCTACGCTCAGCACTCGCCTAGGACGATGCCGGCTCTCCACCCCGCCTCTGACTGGACAGGCGTTTCACAACGCTGCCGTGCAGGAATATAGTAACAAGACTCGCAGTGGTTGCTATTGTAAGAAACACCAATATCGCTGCGTCAGCTATGCATCTTCAGATGAAAGTGCGTCCGGCTCCCTGTGAGCAGCTCGGCCATGTCGTCGATGCGGTCGATGATGGCCTGGGCAACCATGTAGTCGGGCGAGCCGAGGGGGAATCGGGTTCGGGTCAGCTTGTGCCGGAGTTCTCCCATCGCCTTGAGCAGGTCCGGCCCCTCCACCTTCCGGAAAGTCTCGATCGGCAGGGTTTGTGTACGGCGTCGGCTCATGCAATGCTCCCAAACGTGAACATATTGGGAACATGAGAGCTGGTAGGGAGTCAAGAACGATGCCGCCCTCGATCCTGCTCGTCCAGCCTGTCAGTCAGCCGCTTCAGAACCTCGGCAAGCTGATTGGCCTGCTGACGCTCCCTTGCCTCGCTGGCATTGCAAATGGCATCGGCCAGCCTGTTGATCGAGGCATTCAGTTGGGTCATGGCCGCGGTATCGGCGAAGACTGTTGCCCCTACGGAAACGGTGGTCTCAGGCGGTGAGATCCGCTTTGCGGCATCTCCTGCCCTCGTGCCCTTCCAAGCCGCCAGGAGCGCAATGATCAGCGTCCCGATGGCTACGGCGTCAGCGACCGTAATACCGAGCATCGAAGGCAGCCCTGAAGATGGAAAAGACCTCGGCTAGGGCAAGCAAGCCATAGATGGCTGTGCCAGTCGATGCCACGCCGCTGGAATAGTACGTGCCTTCAGCGATGAGCCATGAGACCTGCCCCCATGAGATCGCGCCGAAGAGGGAGCCGACCATGCGAATGAACGGCGTCGTAGGCCAGCGACCGTTGATATAGAGAGCAACAAGGCGTGCGGCGCCGATAGCCCCGAACAACCAAGCCCAGAAGGTCTCTGTCAGGTCGTAGCGGTGGAAGGCTGCGAAGGACGGCCCTGCCAGGGTGTCTCCGGGTAGCGCCAAGGTGAAGCCCCAAGCCACCATGACCAGAGCCGAGAACCATTCCAGTCCTCTGTCCTGCATGCTGGCTCGGAAGCGAGTTTCGAGGGAATGCTCAGGCATGGCTCACGCCCCCAGCGGCTTCCGGGCCTTCCAGCGGCCATACAGGGTCGTGACGCCGCCGCCGATGCCCACGAGAGCCGTGATATAGATCTCCATGTTGGTTTCACCGTTCGCGATAGCCATCGTAAGGGACGATGCGCCAGCTAGGATCGTGGCGATGGCACCGAGAGTCACGCGGCTGCGGAACCATGGCTCGTTGTTCGTCAGGTGCTCCAGGACCGGTTGCAGCTCCTTGGCCACCTCCACCTTCACGACCGGCTTCTCTGGGGCCTCAAGCGGAACGGAGGGCGATTTGACCAGCCGGTCGGCAATGCGGGCAGCGATGTCGAGAACGATAAGCGGGGTCATGGTACTTCTCCTACGGGATCATGGCTTTGAGGGCCGAGGCATCGATGCCGAGAAGGGCAGCGACGGCGACGAGGGCGGTGATGAGGGCGGCCATGGCAGCAAGGGCGGCGGGGGATGGGCTCTCGGCTGCCGGGCGTGCGGGCGGCACTGGCGCCGTGCCGGCGAGGCCCTTGGCCTTCGTCAGGGCGGCCTCTACGGCCTCGGCACTGATCAGCGACTTGTTCAGGCCGTCGCCCGCATAGTAGCTCTGCCCGCGCTCCACCGTCCGATGAGCGCCCTTCATGCGGTAGGGCACCGGGAAGGAGGCCCATTCCTTGGCGAGCTCGATCATGAACTCATGATCGGTCATGCGGCCGGAGATCCACCGCTCGTAGCCGCGGCGCCGGAGCAGATACAGGCCTAGCCGGTCCTGATAGTCGGGCGTGAAGACGTCTTTCGCCTTCAGGTTCAGCTCGGTCGCCAGATCCCGGAGCGTGGCGTCCATGAACTGGTACCGGCCGCAGGCCGAGGAGCCGAAGGTCTTGGTGCGCCACTTCCCCTGATCCAGCACCTCTTTCATGGTCATGGAGGTGAGAGGCTTGGGCATCCGGTCCATGCGGTTGCCGTAGACGGTGTCGTAGCCGCGGGGCGCTTCCTTCGATCCGATGAAGTCGAGCAGCATCGCCGCCGGCCTGGGGACGGTCTTATCCATGGGATCCTCGTGTTTTGGGTGGGGAGAACGGCCGCGTCCGGGCAGCGGCGGGCAGCTCAAGCGACAGGTGACGTTACGAAAGAGACTGTTGTCGCCTTGGCTGTTTCCAATTAGGAGTCGGTGCCTAAACCGACGCTAGGGGGTGTCATATGGCTACGTTTACATGGACTGGAACGTATGGGTTTTCGCTGGAAAACTTTAACCTCAGCAACCTGACAATGGCCGATCGCTATGAATGGTCTCCGACCACGTTCAGAGCCATTTACGGCACGTTGGGCCGGTCATGGGACAAGTTCGACGGATACGGTTTCACCTACACTGTTGATGGTATCCCGACCGGCGGTGTTGTTACGAGCTACAGTGGAGTAGACGCCGGGCGGAAGGTCTCAACATTAACCAATGTCAAGATTTCCGTTCTGAGCCTCGTCAACGCGGCCTCCACCTACAGCACTGATGACGATCTCAGGGTTTTCAAGGCGGCACTCGCGGGCAAGGACGTGATCACAGGGGGGCGCTATGGCGATAACCTCAGCGGCTTCAACGGCAATGATACCATCACCGGCGGTGGTGGGGCCGACATCCTCTCAGGTGGCAAGGGAGCCGACCGCTTCGTCTTCAAGTCGGTCTCTGAGTCACGCTGGTCAAAGATCGATACGATCACTGACTTCTCCGCATCACAGGGCGACAAGATCGATCTTTCGAAGATTGACGCAAAGGCAGGAGTTGCTGGCAATCAAGCCTTCACCTTTATCGGGAATGCCGAGTTCTCCGGTCGCAAAGGTGAACTCCGCTTCGTGATCAGTGAGTACGAAGACGAGTACGGCGACATCTACGCCCAGCCCTATGTCCAAGCTGATGTCAACGGCGACGCTCAAGCCGACTTTGAACTCATGCTCAATAACGTAAGCTCAGTCACGAAGAGCTACTTTATTCTGTGATTGCTCCGGGCGGGCGCTCCAAGGGGTGCCCGCCCGAAGGTGTCGGTGTCATAGAGGCATCATGCTGTGGGGAAAAATGCCGCAAGGGAAGCTAAGTTATTGCTTAGCGTCCTAGGATGATTTACAGCCGTTACCGGGCTGACAACTGAAGAACCTCACAATGAAACATGTAGACGTGCGCCGCCTACCTGGATCTGCGGAAGTGGCAGCGGAGGATCGCATCATCGAAGCGTTCTACAGCAGGGCCAGTCTATTTGCGCTGAGGTTCGGTCGAGCAGTTACTTACGCTATCGCCGCCTATCTTCTGTTGAGCCTGCAGCAGCATTTCATCTTCGATCATTTCTGGATGGCTGTGGCGATCTTCACCCTCGCGCTCGTGCGCCGCAGCCTCCTAATCGCGGAGGCATCTCTGGCCATCATTGCGCTCTCGGTCTTTGTCCCCGCCGGACTTCTCCAGGCATTAGACCGGCTGATCTAGCGCAGTCGATTGGCTAGGTGGTGATGGTGGCTTCGTAGCGACATCTTGACACTAAGCCGGCAGCGCTGCCGCCTGCTCGTGCAAAGTTTCGGGAGCCCGCCAGGCTCCTACGAGAGCCTGGCCTCCAGTTCTTCGATCCGTGCGACAGCTTCCTGCAGAGCAGCCACAAGATCCGGGATCATTCCTTGGTAATCGACCTGCTGATACACCGGCTGGGAGATCGGATTGCCAGCCTCATCCTCGCCGTGCCAGACGGCATCCTTTTCGCCTGTCACGACTTCAGGCATGGTGGTCGCGACCTCATGGGCCAGCATCATTGATCGCTCGGTCCGCGTCTCATCCGCCTTCCAGCGACCACGATAGACCTTGAGTTGCTTTACACGGGCGAGCGCATCGACTGGCTTGGACGCGTCGATGTCCTTCAAGCGATGGTCAGAGGTTGTGTTGTAGACGATGCCGGATCCGCCGTTGCCTGCAATCGAGCCGACGACGCCCACCCCAGCCAGCGCAAACACCTGGTATGCTGCGCTCGCTCCGTTCGTAATGAACATCGCAGCGGGTCGGGATCCGGATGCACCAGATGCCTGGAATGGCGCGGTTCCGGAAGCACCTCCGCTGATCAGTGACGCCTGTCCCACCACAAGAGACGCGGAAGCGCCATTGACAGCATTCGCGTTCGTGAAGGTGTTTGATGAAGCAAGGCCCGCTTTGCCGTCGAGCGCCGCCTGCTGTGCGGTAGAAATCGGCTTGTTGGCGTCGCTCGTGTTATCGACGTTGTTGAGAGCCAGCAACGTCTTGACCTGTGCTGCTGTCAGATCGGACGGATCTCCAGTCCCCGCCGCCACACGCCCCTTGATCGTGTTGGCCGGTACATCAGCCAGTTTGGCGTTCGTAACGCCATTATCCGGCAGAACCCCCGATGAGGCTGCCTCCGACCATTGCTGCGCCACCGCGGCGCTTTGAGCCGCCGCGGTGGCCGACCCTTGTGCAGCACCCGCCGCCGTCTGGGCCGCCTGCCGATCGGCATCGACGTTCGCCTCGATCTGCGCCAACGTCACCATCGCCGCCGCGACAGCCGCCGCGTCCTCGTCGATGTCGGCAGCGATCTCCTCAAGGTTCTCAGGGATGGCCTTCAGCCGGGTCAGGTAATCCGACACTCGCAGCGCATAGAGACGGGGATCTGTATGACGCACCCACCGAAGCATGAAATACGGCACGTTCGTGAGTGTCGGGCCCGGCCATGGCGCGGCAAGCCGGATCTGATTGACCGCGAGCACTTCCTTGACCACCGACATGCCGTCAGCGCCGTTGTTCGGGAAGATGAAATCGAACGGGAGCACGGCGGGGTCCCAAGCGACCAGATCGCCGGTCGCAAGGTCCGAGCCGTTCGTGAGGGTGATCGTGCCGTCAGAGTAGAAAAACAGGTTCGGGTCGAGGGCCATGAGAAAGCTCCCGGCCAAGAGGGCTTGGCCGATGGTTCAGACGGGGATTGTGAAAGGGCTTAGCGGCCGAGCGCGATGCCGTTCTCGGAGAGCAGCTTGCGGATCTTCTCCGCCGTGAGGGCCTTGCGCACCTTCAGCTTCAGGGCGATGCGCTGGTCCTCCATCGCCTCGTCGGCATCCGCCAGGGCGATGATTTGGCGGGCGATGTCATCCGCCTTGATGTGCCGGCGCTGGGCTTCCCGGTTGAGCATGGCGGATGGATTGCCGGCCAGGTGCTGTTCGGCGCGAATGACCTTGCGGGTGTAGAGTGCCATGCGCTGGAGTACCGGCTCGAAATGCCGGTCGATGGCGGCTTCTGCCAACTCCCGCAGTTGCTCAAGCGAAGGGCCGATCTCAAGACGCGCCATGGTCAGCCCTCCCGCCGCTTGGCTTCGATCAGGATTGAGACCGGCTGATAGGGGAAGGGGTCAAAGGTGACGACATACTCGCCAGCAAGGCGCAGGACGAGCTCCAGGTCTTCTCCATCGGCCTCCACGGACTGTCCGCCCTCAGGCCCGTGCACATTGACGGTGACGCCAACCGGTATGCCCGCGATCACCGCAACAGTGTCCTCGCCTTCCCGGGTTTCGGTGACAGTGTAATCGAGCCTGGGGCGGATGGTTGGCACGCCCTCCGGGAAATACCAGAACTCAGGGCCGAATGGCGGTATATCCCACACATGCCCCTCTGGCTGGTTCTTCCGGACCCTTTCAAGCGTCTCAGTGGGCGCAGGGTATTCGGCATCGGTATGAGCGATATAGCGCCCATCATCATCAGTGAACAAAAGCATTCTAGAACTCCAAGGCTGTCCAGCGAACGCGGATGCCGTATTTCTGGAAGTTATCAATGAAGAGGTTTGTCGAGTTCCAGCGGATCCGCCAGCCGTTCGCACTCTTCGCGCTGCCGTCATCAGCCGAAAAGATCCAAGGCGTGCACCACCCGATCTTGAGGTCATCGTTCCAATCGAGTGGGAGCAGGGTCACTGCGCCGCCGCTCACGTTCGGATCGACGTTGAGGCCCACCCACATCCCGGTGTTGCCCGAGGGGTCATCGACATACAGGGATTTTGCAACACCGATGATCAGTCCCGGGTCAGTCACGCCATGCGCAATTGTTATCGTTCCAGGTGACAGAGGATAGGAGGAAGCCGGAACGTCCGCCTGACCGGACGCCGCAACGCGGGCGTGCACCCCGTCTCCGTCGAAGATCAGTTGATCGAGATCGGCTGTCGCGGCATCGAACCCCGGACGGGAGACGCGGAAGACGAAGTTGCTCCCGACCCTCCCCAAAACAATACGACGGGCCATGCCTTACACCTGGCTTTGCATGACGGCGAACCACCGGACCGTATCTCCCGCGGCATACCATTGACCCGTATAGCTGTCTTGGATGCTGCTGAGCACAAATCCCGTCGTTGACGCTTGGGTGCGGACGGTCGCTTCACTTGGAAACCGGGTCAACTGACCACAGAACACCATCGGAATAGAAGGATACGCCCGGGCAAAGCTAATGGTGATCGAACTCCCGCCCCCTGGCACGACTGCAATTCCCTCCTCGAGAACCATGCCGAACCGGTGCGTCATATCGAACGCAAGCCCCGCGGCGCCGGCAGTTTCCGCATCAATGCCGGGCTTTGAGACCCAGAGGCCATGATCCGCGCCGCGCCGCCCCAGAATGATCCGCCGCGCCACGTTTCAATTCTCCAGGGTGTACCATGCCATGCCGTCGCCAGCAGGCAGAGTGATCCATTGGAACTGAGTGCGCGCGATCCGAAGGCGGCTTTCCTGGACGACGAAACAGTACGGCGTGTAGTACCAAAAGCCGGGGGCCCCATTGCCGACGTTGTTGTAGTAATTGAAGTACATGCGCCCGCCGCGCTTGAGGACCCCGAGCACAGGCGGGGGGGCAGCAAACGTCTTTCCGAAATTCACCCATGAGCCCAGCGACATCACCACGCCAGTCGAGGCTACTTTGGCGCGGCTTTGCCGGACTGCGGAGAATGAGATCCGCTTGAAATCATTGACGCTGCTTGTGTAGGCGTCATACCCGCGCCGCGAGATGCGCAGATCGAACGTCCCATCGGGCATCCGCCCCATAACCACACGACGCGCCATCAGGTGTTGTCCCAGATCTCGAACCGCTGGTTCGGGCCGTCAATGAGGAAGCCACCCGTCGTGTAGCTCTGGCTGGATCTCACCGTTCCGATATCCGCCGCAATCGCCGAGAGGTTCACGACGTTGATCTGGTTGGCATTGATCGAGCCATCCGCGATGAAGTCGCCTCGCAGGACCATACGCCCGATCCCATTGCGGGTGCCGATGGAGAACACGGCCTCGGCTCCGAAGCCGCCGGCCGGGGAGCCGACCAGGAACTTATCCACGGCGATCTTGAACTCGGATTGCGGTGGGCCTCCCGGTCCTTGCATGCCGACGAGCTGCAGGCCGCCGAAAAACCCGTTGGCGTCGAGAGTGACCTTCCAGGCGCCGATCAACTGCCCCGTCACGTCGGCAACAGCGGTGAAGCGTTCCCCCACCGTGATGCCGGTCTCCTCCCACTCGGCCACCACATCGGTGCCATAGATGGCAATGGCTTTGTCTGCTGTCACCTTCACATCGGCAACCTGCAGAATAGCAGCCCTGGCCCTCTCGTCCGCCTCCTCCGCCACGACCCGGGCCTCGCCTCCCAGGTCCGCAATCTGATCAAGAATGCTGAGCGCCTCGAGGTCCCGGCTGAGTTCCGGCACGAGATCGTCGGGCTGGATCTTCATGATGAAGAACTGGTTATCCAGCACGAGCGGCGGCGGGGTGACGATGACGATGCTGAAGGCCCCGACCACGTTACTGGCTGTGACACCGGCTACCCGCAGCCGGATGGTCTGTGCTCCCGCCACAATCGCTTCGAACGTGGTCTTGTCGCCGCTATAGGCCCGGACCCAGGTCTGCCCGTTGTCGTAGGAGACATCCGCGATATAGGTGAGCGCCCCCTTGGCGGGCTGCCAGCCCGCCTGCAGAACGAGGCTCATGCCCCGCTGGTAGACCTGAGCGGCAAGCGTCGTCACCACCGGGATGGAGGAGGAGAACACGTCCGGGATGGTCGGCAGGGGCGTGACGCCGGTCTCGACCACATTGTAGACCGTGGGATCGTCCACCACGCCGGTCAGGTTGATATGTTCCCCGTCCGTGTCGGGAGTGCCTTCGGTGATGAGCACGCGGAAAGCTCGGGGCTCGCCAGGAGAGAAGTCGGCAGTCGGCCGGTCCATCAGATCCGAACGGGCAATGGCGTCGGCGAGCGTCATGCCTTGCCGGGTCGCCTCCGTCGCCATGTCGGCAGCGTTCACGATGGCAATGCGGTCGGAGGTGCCACGGGTGACGCGCACCGGTCCCCAGGGCTGACCGTCCCGTCGCCGGACCTCGATGTAATGGTTGAGGGCATCCTCGTCCCAATCGAGGTCATGGTCGAAGGTGATCTGCCGCGTGGCATTGTTGTAGGCCACGATCTCGGCAGACTGGCCCCAGGTCTCCGGCTCCTCGCACGAGAGCACGACCAGATCGCCGCGCTTGAGCAGACGCCCCTCAGCCCGGGCCGTCCAAGAGACCATGATCCGCCGGTGCTGGTTCTCAGCAGCCATGAAGCGCACGAGTCCTGCCGCCTGAGACCGCTTGGTGACGCCAGGAAGCTGCACTCGTGCAGGCTTGGCAAGCGTCACGCCATCCGGGGCGGAGGAGACCTCGGCCGGCTTGAACGTGGTCTGGTCGATGTACTCTCCGACGATGCCATCGGCGATATCGTCGTCAGCCAGGGTGTAGTCGATGGTGAGGCTGTCCCGCACGATGTCGTAGTCGGTGAACATCATGCGCGGGATGCCGCGGGGCTCGTCCCGGACGATGGTCAACCGGTCGCCCACCGGCGCCGGCATCGCCCTCCCCGCCTTCAGGATCGTCTCGAGCGCATCGTCGAGGGTCTGCGGCTCCTTGAAGACATGATCGAAGGTATGACCCAGGGAGGCCCAGAGCTGGTCGTAGGCATAGAACGACTGGAAATCGACCTGATCGAGGGAGAGGCCAGCGCCGTAGTCTGAGTTCCGCCATATGTCGAGCGCAGCCCAGGCGATGGAGCGGGATGCCTGCTCGACGAAGGCCGTTCCGTTCCAGACCGGGATCTTGCGCGTGGAGATGACCCCTACCTGCCCGTTCATGATGCCCTGGAGGGCTTCGTTGGCCTTGGCGCGGATGGCGATGCAGGTCACCCGCGGGAAGGTGTTGGGTCCATCGATGTGGGCTCGCAGCGCGGACCAGACGAGCTGATCGGCGCCCCCGAGGCGGGAGTCCTGCTCCAGTTCGCTGATCGGCAGGTTCGTGCGCCGGACCCTGATCTCGTAGCGGCCGTTCGCCACTTCGATCCGCTCGGTCATGCGGATCTGCGACTGCTTGTTGAAGCTGTAATCCTTGGTCCAGATCGTATTCCATGGGCCGGTCGGGGCTCCGGCTGCATTGACCGGCCGGGCCTGCACTTCGACGCCGACCGTCCATGTTCTTGTCTCGCCCTTCCATGAGAAGAAGCACCCGGACGGGAACACGAAGTCGAGCAACAGCTCCTTTGCCTCGGTGCCGGCGGCATTGGCCGTGAACCCGGGCGAGAAGGTCGTGGAAAGATCGATGCCCGAGACCTCGGACGCCGTGACTACGTTGACCGGGAACAGGTTGACCTTCTCGCCGGGGTTGACGATCTCGATCTTGATGCCCGGGAAGGACGAATTGTAGCCGCCGATCTTGGTCCAGATCCGGGTATCGGCGATGCGCACTTCCTCGATGTCGTACTTGCCGCAGCCGAGGCAGAGGAGCGCATATTCCGTCATGTTGTCGCCGTCGAACTCGGAATAGCGAGGGGCAGCGAAGTCGGGGAAGGACAGGGTGCGGCCATAGCCGACCGGGATCGGCTGCAGCGGACGGGCCTGGTTGCCGCCGAAGCCGAAGGAATAGAGTTCGTCCTTCTCGGCAGTCTGGCCTCCGGCTTTGGGCTTGAGGAAATGGCTGATCGCCATAGCCCCGCCTGCGATCATCGCGGCGGAAGCCACGGAGGCCATCAGCGTGCCGGCGCCGAAGATTGCGCCTGCGGCGTAAGGAGCGAGCGCGGTGAGCGCCACCATGGCGACGATCGCGCCGATGGATTTTGCCGAGGAGCCGCCGCTGCTGGAGCCGCCAAGCGGGCGGGACAGGAACTCAACGTTGTCGTTGGCGGCAAGGCGGTGCGTGGCCCATTCGGTGCGGCTGTAGTAGACGCCATTGACCTTGCAGACGGTCGGCAGGTCGAAACGCCAGCCGGTCTCCGCGAGAACCTGCTCGATGGTCGGCTTGCGCTTGCGGATCTTGTGCTCGGCAATGGGGAGCACGAGCCCAGCCTCGGGCACGCGAACGTCGTCGCGCTCCGGGTCGAAGACCAGGAGGTTATGCTTGACAGCCAATTTCATTGCTTAAGCGGCTCTTGCAAACTCGCCGTGAATTTTCTCGGCAGCCGCCCGATAAGCAGCATGAGCTTCCTCTGGCGTATCGAACATGCCTAGCCAAATCTCTTGCTTGCCGACACTGATACGAGCGCGGTAACGCCCGCGCTTTTTGCTGACCCCCTTTAGTCCGAGTGGAGAGCGCGCTCTAGTATTAGCTTGATTCTGCTGCCGGTTCGCCGCGCGAAGATTGGCCCACCTGTTGTTGCCGTGGTCCATGTCGATATGGTCGATTTCGTCGGTCGGCCACTCGCCAGTCATGTAGAGCCAAGCGAGGCGATGAGCGAGGTATAGTTTCTGGTCCACGCGGATCTCACGATACTGCATACCCTTCCGCACGTGCCCGGCTTCGCGATTGATGTTGTAGCCTGCATGCGGATGGCGGCGCCAGAACTGGCCTGTCTCGGGGTTGTAACGGAATAGATAGCGCAAGCGCTCAGCAGTCAACACTACGCGACCCTCTTGTAAAACTTCATATAGTTCCAGCCAGAAGCCTTAAGCGCAGGCATGTCATCAAATACAACGCCAGCTTCTTTGCTAATATGAAGCACTCCACCTACTGTTGATGGTACTACATATGTCCCAAGATGAAAATCTCTCTTGGCTACATTCCCCATTAATACTAAGCACAAGTCTTCTGGCTCTTCTATCTGAACCCAATTATTGCGCTCCGGATGATCAAGGAGGGCTTCTGCTTGCTGCCGTGTTGTTGCTGGCCGCGCGTCCACATCTGGCAATTGAACGCCCGCTAGCTCTCGTTGGATATATTGGGCCAGCCCATAACAATCGAAAGAACCATCTTCGCCGTTCGCCCCGATCCTGTAGGGCTTGCCGATCAGGCTCTCATAGAAGGCGAGACGATCCATCACGACGCCTGCAGCAAGGAGGGGAACCGAACCATGTCGTAGACCTCGCGCATGACCCGCATGTTCTGAGGACGGGCGATGGTCACCTGCCCCTCAAGCTGCCGGGCCGTGCGCTTCACATTGCGCAGGATCAGCTTGTAAGGGCCCTGCCCCACAGTGTTCGGATCAGACGCAAGATAGCCGCGAAAGATGGCCGTGATCGGTGTATTCACCTTCACGGCCTCCTCTAGATAGCGAGCAACCTCGCGGTTGACGTTATCGACCCGGATGGTGGCCTCTGCGCCCAGGTTTCCGATCCGAGGATAATCGACCTCGAAGGGAATGGCCTTGAAGGGCACAATGGTCCCGCCGCCCACCGGGGCCCCCGCCTCAAGGCGGAAGTTCATATCGACCGTGTTCCTCACCGCGCGGATCGGAGCCGGAGCCCCATTCTCCACGAAGGTCGGATGGATCAGCTCAATGGTGATGAGCATGACCTCATCCTTGGGCGCTGAGGCGGCGGCTTCAGCCCAGGCTTGTGTTGCGGAAATCGGCACTTAGAGGTCCCAAACGTCGAGGGAGAAGGAGACATCGATATGGGCACCTACGCGCATAGGCGTGTAATGCCCTTTGTTGCGCAGCTTGACTCGCCGCACCGGGCAGCCCGTCAAGTCCCAGACCGGCATCTGGAAATCCGCTGTCCCATGGCTCAGCGTGTCGCGAACGAACGCCTTGAAGGTCTGGTACTGCGCTGTCGTCATGCGGATGGTCATGTCCACAACGCCGATCACCACGGTTGACGTGCGCCGGGATCGAGTGTTGCCGGCGTTCATCTCGCTTTCCAGAGCACCCCGGAAGGGTTCCGGGATGTTATGCGCATGCGGCATGTGCGGGACAGAGGCAGGCCAGACGGGAAGTGGCATCAGCGTCCCCTCGCCGGACTCATGCCGAACCGGCCCTTGAGCTGTTTGTCGAACCGGCCCTCGGCAATCATCCCACCAAGCATCTGCTCGATCTGCACGTCGATGCGCGGGCCATTCGGTCCCCTGGATGTCCGGACACCCGAGCGGGTTCCTTCAGCCTCGTGCACATGGACCTCGACGCCGCCCCCTCCGCCTCCACGCCCCACAACGGAGTTCGGCTTGATCATGCCGTTGCGCCCCATGCGCAGAAGCTCAGGGCCGTTCTCACCCACGAGGTAGGTTCCGCCCGATTGGACGGAGCCACCGGACGCTCGCTGTCCGGTGACGGCCCCGATGATGCTGGAGAGGATGTTCCCGCCACCAGCCCCGTTCATGTTCTTGAAAAGGCTCGTGATGGCTTGATCCAGAGCCATGTCGATGAGGCGGGCCGCAACCCGCTTCAGGGCGTTGTCGAGGGCCTCCGCAGCATCCACCCCGGCCATGATGTCAGCGGCAATACCCTGCAGGCTCTCCGTGGCGATGCCCTGGAAGTCCTGCATCATCTGTTGCTGCTTGGCGTGGGCTTCTTCCGCCGTCTCAAGCGCAGCCGACAGGGTGCCATAGGTGGCGGCAAGCTGGGAGATCGTCGCCCGCTGGGCATCGGTCAGGGTGATCCCGTCCCGCTGAGCATCGTTCAGAAGATCCTGTTCGAACCGAAGCCGCTCGGCTTCTGCGGTCGTCAGGCCGAGGGTCTGTTGCTCGAGGCGGAGGTTCTCAATGCGCTGGTTGGCGACGAGCACCATCTGCTGATAGCTCTCCGCCAGGCGCTCGGCTTCCTTCTGCGCCTTGCTCATGCCGTCGCCTGAGGCCGGCAGGATGGTCGGCTTAGCAGGCTGTGGGGCCTCGGTACCGACAAGAGACGGCAGCTTCGGCTGGGCCTGAATTTGGGGCGCCGGCAGGTTCTTGAGAGCCGTCTGCTTCCTTAGTTCGATCAGGTCACGCAGTTCGCTCTCGAAAGCCGAAGTCGTGCTGGTGCGCCGGCCGTTCTGGCGAGCGAGCAGACCCTGCAGTTCCTTGATACGGGCATCCTGCCGATACTGCTCTCCGGTGGGGGCGTTCGGATTGCCTAGCTGGGTCTGGTAGTTCCTGACCTTATCCAGGATTGAGGAGAACTCGCTCAGGGCGCTCGCCGCGGAGACGATGGCGCCCTTCACCTGCTGCCCTACTGTGCGGGAAATGGCAGCGAACTTGTCGTCGATTTCTTGGGCCTTGGCGATGAGCTCGTTATCGAGCACAGCCCCGGAGTCCCGGGCGTGCTGCATCATCTCCTGCAGCCCGGAGGAGCCTTGCTTCAGGAGCCCCAGAAGTTCCGGTCCCGCAGCCCGTCCGAAGGCACGAACAGCCAACTCAAGCTGTTCCTGCGGCGTCCTAGCGTTCTTCACCAGATCGGCGTAGCGCTCGAGCAGCGTAGTGGTCGGGAGCAACTTGCCGCTCGCATCCGTGAAGGCGACATTGTTTGCCTGTAGGATCTTGTAGAGTTCCCCTCCCCCTGCGCTGGCATCCGCGAGACCAGCCGCGAACCGGGTCAGACCCGAGTTCACCGCCTCGACACTACCTGCGTTCTGCTCGCTGGCGAACTGAAGCGCCTGAAGCTGCTCCGCTGTGACACCGATCTTGCCGGCCACGTCCCCAATCTTGGCGAGCTCGCCGGCCGCGGCTCGCGCCGTATCCACTAGAGCCTGAAACCCAATTCCTGCTACGAGGCCGCCTGCCCCTAGAACCGCGAGGCCAGTCATCAGGCCATTGGCTGCCCTCTGGCCTGCAGAGGTCATTATGGCCGTGAATTTTTGTCCCGACGTAACGGTATCCTTCTCGATTGCTCTCATGTTCCGGGCTGTTATTGTACGGGCCCGGTTCATCTCGCGCTCGTAGCTTCGCATTTGAGCTTCGAGACGGACGACGAGAGTTTCGAGTTCTTGGGCCATAGGGGGATCCAGTGGAGTGGATGTTCTTTTGGGTTGTGTTGGCCGTCATCGTCGGGGTGGCGGCCAATACTAGGGGGCGGAGCGGTCTAGGCTGGTTCTTGCTCGCCCTGCTGATCTCGCCAGTCCTAGCTGGATTATTGGTCCTCGCTCTCGGCAGGAGGCAGACGGAGGGCACAACGATCGGCAGGCCTCAGCAGGTGCAGCGGCTTAAGAAATGTCCGGATTGCGCTGAGATGGTTCAGGCAGATGCACGAGTATGCCGCTATTGTCGTCACGAGTTCACGACCCAGCCTTCAGAGCCCCAGGAGCAGCCCAAAATCACTGCCGCCGAACTGTTCAGACCAACAGGCTCCTTTAGAGGCGTTCCCTATTCACAGCATCTCGGAGGCGGCGTGACTGCTGTAGTAGATGGGCAACGTCGTTCTTGGAGAACCCTTGAGGAGTTCCAAAACGAAGTCAGTCGGCTTCAAGACCAGCCCCAATCCAATCAGCGTGCCGAATGAGCATGTCGTCGAACTCCTCCGCCGTCAGAGGATCGACAGGCTCTTCCTCAACCGCATGTGCGCGGTTATGCCCGTCGATCGCAGCGGCGAGTTCCCAGAGGCTCAACTCGTCGACGGCTCGGGCTGTCCACCCAAGGACGGCTCCGGATCCATAGAGCTCGGAGAAGCGGAGCCGTCCGTCGCTGGGGCGGTCTCCTCCGGCTTCTGTTTTCCCACCGGATCTTCCGGATTGCCGAAGATCGCGGCCGAGAGGATGGCCTTGGCAGGATTGACGCTCTCCGCAAGTGGACGCCCCTCGACATAGGTCCGGACAAGGCTCAGGGCCTTCAGTGGCTCGACCTTGCCGCCAATAAGACCCAAGCGGATCGTCTCGCGCAGGTCATCGACCCGCCATGTGCCATCGATGAGCCGGGCGAGGAGCGCATAGGGTCCGACGCCGGTCTTGTCCTGCAGTTCGCGAAGCTGACCGATGGCAAGCCTGAAGGTGTACTCGCCATCCGCCCAATCGAACGAAACCGACGCGTCAGAACTCATGTAGCGGCCACCCAGGTGATCTCGCCATCGTTCTGCAGCTCGATCTCGACGCCAACTTTCTCGCCGTTCTCGCCAGTCACGTTGAACGTCGTGCAGTGAAACTTACCTTCCCAATGGCCCCAGCCGGTGCCGCCATCAATGCGAATGCGGCAGTTCTTGGACTCGGTTGAGAAGAAGAAGGTACGCCAGGTCGTGAGGGCCTCCCGGGCGAGCACGCCGGAACCAGACACGGTGCCGCTCAGGGCTGTCGTCACCCTCTCCACCCACTGCGGAGCGTCGGGATCAGCGCAGTCCGGAACCTGGGTATCGTTGGTCTCTTTCGAGAAGTTGATGCCGCGGGAGGTGAGACCGCAGGGGGCGGCAAACACTTCGGGATCGGCACCGTCACCGATCAGGATGAGCAGCTTCGCTGCCGACACAGTGGTAGGCTTTGCCATCGTAGGTTCTCCTGGCTGGGTTTAGACGCGCTCGATGAGCGCCCGGAAGCTGATGCGAGCGCGGGTCAGCAGCCCGTCGCCACCGTCCCCGATCTCGGTGTCTCGATGGCGAAGTTCGACGAGCGCATAAGGCTCATCCAGGGGGATGTCCTGCTCGTGCAGCGCATCGCGGACAAGGCTTGCGATCTGCGAGGCCTGAACCTTGCCTGGAGCATCGGACCAGACATCGACATCCCCATAGACCTCCCAGGCGTTCCCGCAGGACGTGCTGTCGTCGATCTCCTGGAACTGCCGCAGGTGGACATAAGGCAGGGTTTCGCCTGCCTTTACCCGGTCAAGGACGCGGGTTCCGACGAGAGCCTGCAGAGGCGCGGTATTGCGCAGCGTGGTGTTGATGCCCTTCTGCAGGGCAAGAGCTGCGCTCATTCGGAGGCAACCTTCTTGATGGCACGTTTCGTAGCCCGAGTAATCCGGCCCTTGACGCGCCGGCGCAGGGCCCGATAGGCAGGATAGAAGAACGGCCGCGGCTTGGCGCCGGGGTGCGAGACGCTCTCGATCATGCGGCCATAGACGTTCAGGAGCCCACCAGGGCGCTTGGGCCGGATCTCGTGCGGGGCCGTGCCGAACTCGACCAGGCGGGCATACCAGGCCTTGTCATCTCCGGCGACGATGTGAACGGTCAGATCAGGATCGTTGCCCTCTGCCGCACTCGCGCTCATCCCTCGGACGTTCGCGTTCTCCGGCGTGTAGCTCCCCTTCACCGCGCGAATGGAGTTCCGTAGATCGCCGCTCTGCTTGGGGGCGAGCTGCTTCTGTAAGGAAACGATGTCGTTCGCACCGGCTTCGATGGCAGTTGCAATGTCCTTGCGGATTGCCTGGGGAATGGCGGCCATCTTCTTGAGAAGCCGCTCCCGGCCGCTGATCTTGCTCACGCGGGACCTCCCGCCGTGCACATCATGGTGATGTATTCGCGCCGGCGCTCCATATCGGCTGCTGTCTCGATGTTGTAGATCGTCCCGCTCCGCGCATCGACGGCCCGCCATTCAGGCGTGATCGTCGCGGTCTGGGAGTCGTAGCGGACAAGGATCAAGGCAGGCTGGATACCCTGCAGCCGGGAAGCGATGACCTGTTCCGAACCCTTGAGAGGCCGGATCTCGGCAGCCCGCTCGAATTGGACAGTCCAATCCGAGACGGTGTTGCCATAGCCATCATCGGCATCCGCCCGCTTCTCGAAGCGGATGCGATCGCGCAGGGCGCCTGCAGGCATCAGCCTTTGACCTTCGCCTTGGCCTCGGCCTGTGCCGGGGCAGCCTCACCTTCAAGCACGCCGGCAGCCTTCGCAGCCTCGTAATGGGCTTCGGGGATCAGTCCCTCAAAGCCCTTCTTGTAGGCGACCTCTCTGCCGAAACCGATGCGGTAGTCGTAATCCTTCGCGAACTTTGCTTTTTGTGCCATGTCAGGCTCCTCTGCTGATGGTGCGAGCGACCTCGAGAAGCGACACGCCTGTGGCATTGGCGAACCGCTGGATCGCGAGCACGGCCGCTTCCTCGAGGTAGTGGATCTCTGTTGCCGGGGCTCCGCTTGCCACGTCCCGAAGTGTTGGCGAGCAAGGCAGGCCCAGCCAGTAGGCAAGGAGGGAATGGGTCAGGTCGTGATCGCGGTTCATCGCGGTAGCGTCCCGGTATCCGAGGCCCTTGGCGGTTTCTGCCTGCCCGGGCTGCTCGGCATGATGGGCGTGAACTTCCCTGCCGTCCGCAAAGCGCGTGACGGTGTAGCCGTCGTGCGTGGTGACGGTGACGGTGCCCAAGCGGATAGGCATGCTCAGATCCCGAACACCCGGTACGGCGCGAGCAGGTATGTGATGGCGGGATCTTCCGTCTGGTTCTCCGGCACCATTTCGCCCCGGCTCGCATACAGTTGCCCGACCATCAGGAGGATGGCCTGCTTGATCGGCTCCGGAACTGTCCCATAGCCGGCGCGATAGCGGATCGTCACCGCCTCCGGACCATAGCGCAGGGAAGGCCAGGACGCCCCACCGGTGAGCCGGATTCCGCCCTGCCCGCCGATCCCGAACGCCCGGTAATTGGCCGGCGCATAGGTCTGCTCTGCCCCGTCCGGGTCGATGTATTGGACGGACAGGACCTCGATCAACGGGGGCATCGGCAAACGGATGTCGAAGCCCCAGCAGATGTCGTCCGAGCCGATGCTATAATCCCAGGTCGTCTCGCCAAGGGTTCGCCCCAGCCGCTCCGAGACAGCCGTCGTCGCAGCCCCGATCAGGGCCGTGATATAGGCGTCATCGTCCGTGTGCTCGACGCGAAGGTGGCGCTTCGCATCTACCAGAGAGACGACCGGAGTGGATGGAGTGACCGGGATCAGCATGAATTAGCCCTTGCGGGACTTGCGCGAGGTCGTGGTTCCGGCCTTGTTGGCAGGCGCGGCTTCGGCCTTATTCTCTGACGCAGGCTCACTCTTGGCGCTGCCCACCCGCTTGAGCACCCCGAGATCCACGAGGTGCTTGGCTTCCGCTTCGGTCAATTCGCGGGTGTCGCCCTCGAGATACTGCCTGTCGCCGTCCATCTGACGGAGAACCTTGTAGATGAACTTCTCTGCCATAGTCCTTCTCCTCTCAGCTCATAGAGAGGGCAGCGTTACGCCGCCCTCCTTGATGAGCTGAACGGTTAAGCCACGCGACCGAAGTCGCCGTAGATGAAGGCTTCGGGGCGGTAGACTGCCAGGGCCAGCCGCTCTTCTGCCAGGATGGTGACGAGGTTCCGGATGAAGTCGTCGTTGACGTAGCCGGCCTCAACACGACCCTCCCAGCGGTCAAAGACCTGAGCTCCGAGACGGAATGCCCCGGTCAGGAACTTATCGACCGCAATCGCCTGCGTGGTTACCACCGGCAGCCCCCAGAGCGTCGGAGCGATGCTGCCCTGCGGGTTGCCGATGATGTACTGGCCCGCCGAGTCCTTGAGGGTCTCGATGAAGGCCCAGTCGCTCGGGTGCATGACGTGACCCGTTGCTGGGTATTCCGCCAGAGCAGCCTGCAGCATGGCGAGACGCATACGGTCGATGCTGGTCTCGCCGCCGACCGTGATCGGAGCAGCGTAGGCCGTCGCCTGCGGGACGATCCCAAGCAGGTTCTGGCCGGTGCCGTCGCCGTTCAGAAGTTGCTGCTCTTCCTTGTAGGCAAGGCCATAGAGCAGGCGCTGATCGATCGTGGAGCGGAGCTGCGCCACGTCACTCAGGATCTGGCGGGAAGCCTTCATCCAGTGAGCAATGACCTTGGCCGAGGTCGAACGCAGATCGAGCTTGATATCGGACTCGGGCTTCACCGCAGCTTCCGCGACCCCGGCCGCGTTGTTGGTAAACCCGGTCTCCACCACGTATTCGAGCGTGTTGCCGTCCATCTGACCAGGCGAGATAAGATCGCGCACTGTCAGCCGGCGCTGCGGTAGAGCCAGAATGCCCGGCAGACGGGTATTCTGCACGGCGTCACCTACGGAGCCAGCAGCGTCGGTCGTGGCCGACGTGAGCGTCGCCTTGACCTGCATGTCGCCGCCGCGGGCGCCCTTGGAGAAGCCTGCCGCCTGGAAGGCCTTGAAACCCTCGCTCTCGACAAACTGCTCGCCGAGGGACTTCTGGGCCTCTGGCTGATTGCCGCCGCCACGAGCCATCTTCTGCTCGAGCTCGTTGAACTGTTCCTGCAGGCCATTCATCTTCAGGAGGGCTTCATCGGCCTTCTCCTTAAGGGAGTTGGTCAGAGCTTCGCCGCTTTTGACCTTGCCGAGGGCTTCTTCGGCAATACCCTTCACGGCATTGAGGGACTCATCGAACTGCGCCTTGACCTCGCGTGCGAGATCCTCGGCGGATTTGGTTTCCGTCGTCATGGGTTGCCCTTTCGAGGCTATGGAGGTGGATGGATCAGCGGTTCCGGAGGGCTTCCAGGAACGCAACTGCGTCATTCGCCTTCGCCTCGGGCTCCCCCCGAAGATGCGGCGCTGCCTTGCTCGCAATGGCCGCAGCAAGGCTCTTTGAGAAGCCGCCTGCATCCCGCAGGAACTCCTCGAACTCACGGACGGTCGGCATGCCGCCGCCTTCCAGAATGGATTTGACCGTTGTCACCCGGGCCTCGATGTTCATGGGCATGGTGACGAGAGAGATTTCGCGGAGATCAATCTTCTTCAGTCGGCGCACCCGGCGCTTGTCGTCGAACTCGACGCCTCCGGACGGCAGGGCGTACCCGATCGACAGGCCACCGATCTCCTTCTCCTTAAGGTGCTCGTACTTCTCGCGTCCTTCCGCGGTAGACAGGTTCAGTTTTCCCTTAACGTATAGGCCCTTGGCGTCCTCAGCGATGTCGATCCAGCGTCCCAGGAGCTTATCCTGCTGGTGCATCCAGAGCATCGGGATAATGCGCCGGTCCTCTTTGGCCTTGACGACGCTCTCGATGAAGGCGCCGGGTTCGACCACATCGCCGCCCTGGTCGACGTTCCCGAATGTCGAGGCATAGCCCTCGAATTCCCCAGCCTCTCCAATGGCTTTGGCCTCAAGGGCAAAATCAAACGTCTTCATTGCTGTTCCTCGCTGGGGCAGGAAGGGCGGTCTGGCCCGCTTGGGCAATCGGCACGTTCTGCATCTGCATTCGGGGTACATTGCCACCCTCGACAGGCGGCAGGTTCTCCAGCGCACGAACCTCATTGATGGTCATGGCGCCAATGCCGGTCATTTCCTTGTAGAAGGTTGCCCGACCTTGACTGTCGCCACGCAGGAGCCCTTCCAAGTTGAACTCGATGGTGATGCCCGCTGCGCGATCCGCAGGAGTTAGGAGTTGCTTCTCCAAAGCCTGTTCGATCCTTTTGAGGCGGCGGCGGAGGGTGAACTTCTGGAAGCCGAGGGTCTGTTGCTCAAGACCCGTGCCCCAACTCGTAGTCTTCTCCGTGTGCCCGACCATGAAGGGCGGTACGCCAAAGAACCGGCAGACTTCCTCCACTGAGAAGCCGCGTGACTGCAGCATCTGAGCGTCTTCGGGGTTAATCGTCAGCTGATGCCACTTGGTGCCGCCTTCCAGCACCATTGGCCGGCCTGCGTTCATCGCGCCCGTGAACTTCTCGATCAGCCCTTTTTCGATGACCTCGCGCTGCTCAGCCTTAAGGAACTGCTCAAAGGCCAATATGCCAGATGGCCTCAATCCGTTGCGGAATGTGTTGCCAGCCGCCTTGTCGATGGCCGTCGCCAAGCCGAATGCATGCCTCCCGAAGGTGAGGGTCGACATACCGCCGAGCGGATTGCCGCCGAACCCCCGAATATGCAAGACATCTTTGTCCGTAAGCGCGTAGGATTTGCCGTCTTGGCTCCAGCGGTATTCAATAGAGCCGTTCTGCAGACGCCGGACGCTCATGATATCCGGCTGGATCGGTTCCAACGCTACGATGCGACCACCCTCCCGGATCTTGCGGGAATAGGCATTGCCCCAGAGCTCGATGGAAGCGGCTTTGAACTCCCAGTAATCCACTGCCGTCTGGTCATAATTCGGGCTGTCGTGCAGCAATCGATAAAGCGGGTGATCTGCTGCCACGTCCCGCGCACCGCCATCCTTCGTGCGGTAGACCATAAGGGGCAGGGATGCGATCGTGCCTGCGAGCAAGTTGACACAGGCCCAAGCCGCGGACAGGCCGAGAACGCTCTGTGCGTTCACGCCCTCGCCGGCATAGCTCTCACTGCCAGCCGGATACCACCCATCGGGTTCCCTGACGGTCAGGTTGCGCACGAAAGCTGCCATTTTTCGCAGGAGGTTCACGCCGCACCCTTCAGGCTTGCGAGGTAGTCGTCCAATGTTCCGACCTCGTCTTCCGTGCGATCGCGAGACTTCAGCCCGCAGAGCATCGCCAGCGTCACCGCGCCGTCGATCCGGAACCGGGCCTTGTTCTTGTCGATCTTGCGATTGCCGGCCGGGTCCATCGTTGCGACCGCATTCGCCATGTTCCAGTTGAGGACCGGACTGTTCGGGTGGACGAGCTTGCGCTCGATCACGGCCAGTTCGAGCGCATCGATGGCCGGTGCCATATCCCGGAAGCCTTGGCCCCATGGGATAAGCCGGAGCCCGTCACCCTTCTCCCCATCCTGGTAGGCCTGCAGCCCGATCCGATCCAGTTCCCGCAGGAGGTCGTTAATCCGCCACCGGTCATAGGCTAGGCCTAAGACCCTGTAGCACTGGCACAGTTCCGCGATCTTCAGCGCAATCACCTGGGGGTCGATCGATCGCCCCGGGGAAGCCTCCAGCCAGCCGGCCTGGTGCCACTCCACATACCGGTGATTACCGGAGCCGAAATCCCTGTCGCTGTGCTCCCTCAGAAGGTCAGAAGGCTTCCAGAAGAACGGCTTGATCCGAGTCGGATCCGACGCACTGCCCATCGTAAGCGAGGCAAGGTCGACCACGGTCGCCATATCGAGAGCCAGATAGACCTCTTCGCCCTCCTTGAACTCAACCTCACCCTTGCAGGCCATCCATTCGGCCCGGGAGATCAGGGAGGATACCGGCGCGACGCGCTGGTTGAGGTAGAGGTTCCGGAATTTCGGTTCCTCTGCCGGCATGCGCTTGGCCTTGTCGGCGATGGCCTTCAGATCCTCGAACGACCGGAAATCGCCAAGAGCAGGGTTCGCCAGCTTCCAGCATTTCGGATCAAAGATGTCTTCCTGCTCCTCCGGGACAGCATAGAGATGGCAGACGATGGTCGGGTCTTTCGCCCCCAGGCCGTCATCGATGAGCTTCGACAGGATATGCTCCGGGTCGTTGCTCTGCGTCGAGATCGTTACGAAGAGCGGCTCCGCGCGAGCACCCATCGAAGTATCAAGGACGTCATAAAGTTCGCGGTCTTTCGCTTGAGCCAGCTCATCGAAGATCACCAGGGACGGGTTGAACCCGTGCTTCGTGCCCGCCTCTGCCGAGATCGCCCGGTAGAACGACCCATTGCTGTAGCAGGCCAGGGTCTTGGTCGACGGGATCACACGAACGAGCGCCCGGAGCTCCGGATCCGCCTCGACGATCTGCCGGGCCATCTTGAAGACCTGGGCTGCCTGCTCGCGGTCGTTCGCCGCTGAGTAGATTTCTCCGTTCTGGATGGCCTCAGGCCCGACCAGATGAGCCAGGACCAGGGCCGCGATCAGAGCCGTCTTTCCGTTCTTGCGGGCGATGGAGAGGATGGCCCGGCGCACCAGTCGGCGCTCCGTCACCCGGTTGTGCGGCTCGTAGATGTCGCGGATAAACCGCTTCTGCCATTCTCTTAGTTTAAACGGCCCGCCCTGCCCTTCGCCGCTGGGGACGATGAGGCACTCGATGAAGGCGATGACCCGGGCTGCCCGATCAGGCCGTCGAACTTGGAGCGAGGCTTGGCGTCGGGGAGTGTGAGCGCCGCCCTTGCCTTTGGATCCAGACCGAGCCGGTCGCCCCACGCCCGCATTTCCTCCGACATAGCCTTCAGGATTCGAAACCATGGGTTGGGTTGCTTCTGCCCCTTGCTGCCGTCCACGATGGGAGCGAAGTCGGGGGCGTTCATCTCGTGCGTCGCCCGCTTGTGCCAGGCCCAGGCGGTTGCGAAGGCCGAGAGGGCGAAGGTGTCAGCCGTGGCATAGGTCTTCGGCGGCATCGACCGCTTGATCATCTCAAGGCAGGCCTGAGCGTCATCGTGCAGATGCTCGGGAGCAAAGGCCTCTCCGGTGGCCTCAAGCCCGATCACATCGATGGCCCGTTTGCCCGGATTGCCCTCCAGCTGCTTGAGGCTTGCCAGCTTCGGTTTCGGCCCTCGCTTACCCATTGGAACTTTTTTCAAAAACCTGCGGAATTTCGCGTTTGACTTGGGGCGCCGGTCCTTAGGCGGAAGGTCCTAGACTTTTGACCAGCCCCCTACCCCTTCAGGACTGGTGCACTTTCCTTGACTATCGACCAGAATGCCTACGGTCGCGATGAGCTAAGGAGACGTGACATGCGGAACCTGCTGCTAGCCGCGTTTGCGTTATTGTTCGTCAACGTCGCACCTGTTTATGCTGGCTCTGTGTGTAACGGCAACTTCAGCAATGTCTTGCCCTTGTCAGTCCAGCAGAAGGTCTGTGGTGAGAATCAGAGCCAAAATGCATCGGGGCGTCCCAGCCTCTTACGGCTTGCTCAAACGTGCAGTGGCAACACGCCGAAACTTTGCGATTGCCGAGGTATTAGCGGCGGCCTGACATGGGCTTGCTGCCCAGCAGATCGAACCTGCATGTGCGAACGCATCGGAGGCCCAGGAACGGAGCCCGTGCCAGTGTGCCGATGAACTAGACCGGCCATCCATCCTCACCCACTGCCTGGAACCTTCCCCGCTCCTCCCTCTGCTTGTCCCGGTTATGATGGGTCTCGCAGAGGGTCTGGGTGTTGTCGTAGTCAAAGAACAGCTCTCGGTTCCCTTGGTGGCGCTTAATGTGGTCGACAATCCGACCGGGCGTCACCCTACCCTCTGCCATACACATCCGGCATAGAGGCTCGTCTCTCAAGCGCTTGGAGCGGATGCGGAACCAACCGGGCGTCTTGTACCACGCCCTCCACGGCTGCTCCGCCCTTCTCTTCGCGTCGTGCTCTCTCTGCCTTGCTCTGTGGTCCAGGGGCTTGGGCATTCAGGTGGTGGCTGCGAGGGCTGTCTGCCTCTTAGCCGTCTCTGCCTCTAGCCTTGCCCTACCTTCGGGCGTCAGTTCAGCCTTCGTCTTGAGCGCATCCCAATCATAGAAAATGCGGACATAGCCAATGGCGAACAGGTAACGGAGGGAGATGTCGCTGACTGGCCAGCCGAACCATCCTTGGGCGACGGGGCCGTTACGCATCGCCTCCATGGTCTTCGTGCCTTCAAGCAGGAGTTCAGGCTGTGGCATTGGTGGCTTCTCAGACATGGGGCGACACACGGTCGGCTTGGGCATTCAGGCCTGGCGACCTGCGTGGCTATTACAGCCATTCAGATACCGGACGATGATCGGGATCTGGTCCCTCTGCCTCTCGGACCGGTGCAACTCGGTCTGGTTCTCCCTGAGGGAAAGGGTGAGGAAACGGAGGAGAGTGTGCATAGAAGACAGACCAAGCTATGCTACGAGTTCGTGCCTACTAATGGATTCCCAAATGCCACTCCCTCGCCCCGCAGCGATATGCTCCGTATGCGGACACACCACTTCTGGCCACTCAGCAATTGGCAGCAGATGCTCCCAAGGCAGAGGACGTGAGAGATGCCGAGGGGTCTTCGAGAGCACGGTTGTGGACGATCGTATAGCGCTTTGCGACCAATGTAATGGCGAGGGGCGGGACGAAGAAGGACGCTGTCTGGCGTGCTCTGGCACCGGCTGGGTGAGACCTTGGCGAGGGCGGCGCTAAGATCGCCCTACCTCAACAGCCCCAGCCTCTCGGCAATGCTCTCTTCCACGTAGAGGTTGGGGCTGATCTCTATCATGAGACAGCCGTCGTCTCGAATGTAGGATTTGTGCTGAGCAGGCATTCCGGTTCTACAAATAAATACGAAAAAACCGCGTAAAGCCTATTGCGCCTTACGCGGTTTCTGCGTATATTCATCGTGTCAGGTGATTGTGCCTGACGAACACGGAGCAAGACAGTGATGATCAAAATCACTATCGAGCTTCGGTGGGGTAAACGGAGACTGACCCTCTCCATTACCCTGTAAGACCGAAGGGGCCGGGGGAGAGTAAAACCTCTCCCGGTTCCCTAAGGAAGATAGACCAAACCGGAGGCTGTTTCAATGAGCAGTAACGCCGAAAGGCTCGTCGCCATACGAAAGCAACTCGATTTCACTCAGTCCGAAATGGCTGCTGAACTCGGCCTAAGTTTGCGTGCCTACCAAGCCCTTGAAGCTGGCGAGAGCTCTGTTCGTGCCATTCACCTTCTAGCAGCTGAAAGAGTCACGCTCAGTAATGCTGTGGTAAGGCAAAACCCTATGCTGGCTCTAGTTGAAATTCGAGCAGAAGCCCTTGAGCTTGCGAGGCAGATTAAAGGCTCATGAAAAAGCCCCGCGCGATCATCTCGCCGGGGCACTCGCCAAAAGCTAACGCACTCCGGGTGAAATTCACCGAGAGTGCTTTGAGAACTTATTTCTAGCGCAATGGTTCAAGCATGGCAAGAGTCGAGAAAGGTTATCCACTCACTCTGCCGCTTCCATCCGCTGTAGCTCCGTCGCCTTGAGCCGCACCTTGGCCCCGCGCCCGAGCATATCGACCAATACCTCCACCCTGCCCCTTGAGAGCATGGCCGTCACCGTCGCCTGAAGGTCTGCGAAAGCACCCACTGTCAGCCGCACGACCTCTCCGGGCCGATACTGCGGGCCAACCTCAGGCAGGCGGGTGAAGTCGAACTCTCCTGCCATCTCCCGCTCAAGCAGCCTCGCCAGCGGATGGATAGGCCTTTCCTGCCCTTCCCGAGGCTCAGGAACCGGAATTCGGGCCGGGGAGCCGTAGCCGTCCCGGACGAGCCCCTCGACGCCATCCACGCCTCGCATCTTGAAGAAGTCCTGCCCGGGGCGCAGGCCGATGAAGAGGTACCGCGGGAAGAGTGGGTTCTCCTTGACCTCCTTCTTGCGGGCATGGACCACCCATCGCTTGGTCTGGGGCAAGTAGGTCTGATACCCGGCGCGACGGAGGCCGAGCTGCGCCCTCCTCTCGCACTTGGGATTGCAGACGACCACGAACCAGGTGAAGCCTTCGAAGGTCTCCGGGGGCGTGTGGTCGATGACAGGCGAGCGGAAGAAGTGAGGGCTTCCGAGGTCGGCAGACAGAGCGAAGCGGGGGAGGTTCGTCATGCTGCTGCCTTTCGTTCGGTGCGGGTCACGGGATCGGTCATGCGACACCCCACTGTTGATAGATTTCCCTGACGGGCCTCCCCAGGGCCTGTGCCGCCATGCGCGCCTTTCTGCGGAGGCTGGAGCGCTTGCGGTTCTGCCGATACCATTCGGGATCCGCCTCCACCTTTTTGCGCCAAGCCTCGGTGCTGGCACCTTTGCGGCGCGGTTTCATGGTCGTCGGAACCTCGCGGCTCTCGAACGTCGGGAAGCGCTCCCCGCACACCTCGCACAGGCGAACGCGCTTCACGACGTGGGGCTTGGGATGCCGGCTGTCCACGACGCGGGTCTCTCCTCCGCACTTGCAGATCATCCGACATCCCCTCGAACGTCTGCCAGTTCGTCGACTGGATGACGATTGGTGCGAGCTACTGGGTGAAACGGGGATGAAAAGGGGCCCTCCCTATATAGGGCCCCTCCCTTTTCACCCTCGTTTTCACCCAAAGTAGCCGGGTGAATTTGAGGGTGAATTTCATCCTTTTCACCCTTCACAATAGTTGTGCTCAAATCAGCCTCCACAACTTCGCGCTGCCGTCTTCCGGCTGGACTTCTTCGATGGCTTGCTTGCTGACGAGAGACTTGAGGGCTTTGAGGACGGAGTTCTTTTCGGCTTTGGATGCGAGTGTCAGAGTGGTCAGGCCCATCGGAGCCGGTGCCTGGCTGAGTGCCTTGAGGATGCTTTTTTCAACTTTACCGAACTTGGGTTCTTGGTCGTGGGTTGTGCTGCCCTCTGGCAGCGGGTCGTCATCTTGAACGAGCGTCAGTGTGCTTTGCCTCTCGCCCTTGTGCTCGAACTCGACCGAGACCGTGCGCAGGGCGATAGTGGGGAATTCAGGTGCGTCCTTCTGCTTTCCTTTGGGTGCTTCGTTGATCAGCTTCAGCCTGTCGCCGTCCCTCTGGACAGCGATAATCGTGTCAGCGGCGCCTCGCAGCGCGACGTTGCCGCGCTCGCCCTTGTCCTCGTCCTTGCCGCTGTGATGGATGATCATGACATGAGCGCCGGTCCGCTCCCGCAGCCGGTCCGCCGCTGCCACATAGGCGTTCATGTCTACCGTGCGGTTCTCGTCTCCGGCGCCGAAGGTTCGGGCCAGGGTGTCGATGACGATGAGAACCGAGCTCAGCTCGAGATCCATGATGGCCTTGATGAGTTCCTCGGCGTCTTCGCTCGTGAGAACTAGACCGTGGGGAACGAGCTTGATCTTCGGAGCCGGCAACCCTTTGCCCTTTGTCTTCATCCAGCCAATGGCCCGCTTGCCGAGCCCGTGGGCGCCCTCAGCCGCCACATAGATAACGGTCCCGTGCCGGACGGGCTTGCCGTGCCAGAGAGCCCCTTCCGTGGCGACCGTCATGCCCATGTCGAGGGCAACGAAGCTCTTGTAGGTGCCTGACTTGCCCCACAGGACGGAGAGCCCGCCATCGGTGATCACATTCTCGATCAGCCAGGACGGCGGGGGTAGCTCCTCGATCTCTTCGAGGCTGAGAAGCCTGATGCGGGATTTTTCGGGCTGCTTCGTGTACAGGACGGCCGCATTCAAAATCGCCTGGACGTCACTGCCCTCGGCCACGCAATCGGCTGCATCCCAGGCATGACGCTTGCCGTCCGGAATGTCGACCAGCTTGACTGTGCAGCCGAGGGCGGCGAGCCTCTCTGCCACCGCGCGGCCGTAGGCAAAGCCGGGCTCGTCATTGTCGGGCCACACGATGACGGTCTTGCCGTGGAGTGGCGACCAGTCGGTCTTCTCGATGGGGGCCTTGGCCCCCTGCATGGCCGTCGTGGCCTCGATGCCGATCTCCGCCAGCGCTTCCGCGGCCTTCTCGCCTTCGCAGAGAACGACAGTGGACGCGAGGGCAATCTCGGGCAGGCGGAACAGCGGGCGCAGGTCGGGAGCGCCCATAGCCCATTTCGTACGGCCCTCGACGGTCTTGTAGCAGTACGGACGGTAGGTCTTGCTCTCGGGCGTGCCGTCCGGCTCGTACCGGACGACGGACGCCACCACGTTGCCTCGGGTGTCGTAGTACTTCCAGGTGGCAACCGGCAGACCGAGCTCCGTCAGGTCCTCGCGGGGCTTGGTCCCGAGCTTCTGCTTCTTCTCGGTGATCCTGTCGGTAGCGCTGGGCTGCCAGGAGGCCCGTTCGACCTTTACCGGGTCCCCCAGATACTCGGAGGCGATCTCCTTGAGGGCAAGCTGGAAGTTCTTGCCGTCCCGGTAGCCCATATAGGCCATGTAGAGGGAGATCAGGTCGCCGCCCTCGCCTGTGGCGTGATCATGCCAGAGGCCCGTGTCCGGACCGCTCAGAGCGATCGACAGGGAGGCGCCCGGGGTGCCGTGAACGTCGCCGATTCGGGCTTCCTTGCTGGTGCAGAAGGCGCGACCGGAGAACAGCCACTCGACGAAACCGCGGGCATTGGCGTTCAGGCGGGATTTGATGTCCTCCGCATCGACGGTTGTGCGCGCGCGGTGTTCGGCTTCGATTTGCGAGAGGGGCTTCGCGCTGTTGAAATCGAGCAGGGTCATGCCCAGCACCTCTCTCGATGGCTGCAGATCCTGCAGCGGAAATCGTCGGGATCCGCCGCCACCCGCGGGAGCGTCTCGTTGGCCTCGTCCGCCTTGACGACCGCGACCGCCCGGTCGGATGCTGCCTGGGCCCGGGCTGCGTCGAACGGCACGAGGAGATGGAGCAGTTCCATCGTGTCCATGTTGCAGGCGGTGAACAGCGCCGGGTTGTCTGTCAGGTCGAAATACGCCTGGTAGAGCGCAACCTGATCGGCGTAGCCAGGATAGGCTTTTGCCAGCCCTTCCTTGGCGAGCTTGGTCCAGCCCTTCGATCCCAGCCCTTTGTGCTCCCACAAGCACGGATAGCCGAGCCCCTCGATTGCGGGGCCGGCGATGATCTTGCCGTCGCCATGGCCACGGAACCTCCCACCCAATTGGCTGAAGGCGATCGCTTCGCTGTTACGGACAATCCGGAAGCCTGCCTCGTGCATGAGGCTGACGGTGTAGGATTCCACCCAATGACCACGGGCGAAGATGCGGGCGGTACGAGGCTCTGGGGCGACCGGGTAGCGCCAGTCCCAATGGATCTTTCGGAGACAATCATGCCCAAGCGACGACGCACCGAGATACTGCCGGCGTGGCTCCGCCGCGCTCGCGATCTCAAGGGCGCCATCGATCACCGCATTGACGAGATCGTTGGCGGCCTTCGCCTTGGTTGCGCTCCGGTTGAAGTCCAGCACGGTATCAGCCCGCCATGTATTGCTGCAGTTCAGGGGTCAGTTCGACGGGCCCGGGACGCTCGTCCTTGGCCGTCCTGGCCTCGTTGACGAGTTCCGCCGCCGTCCAGACGAACAGGAGGATGTCGTTCTTCGACCATGCCCCGATGGGCTTGTCCGTGAGCCCGAGCTTCTCGACCAGATCACCGAGCGCCGGTAGCGCAACGGCACAGACGCCGAGCTCCATGGGCTCCGGAACCTCACCGGTGGCCAGAAAGAATGACTCGTCGGTAAGCCGGTCCTGCGTGAGCTGACGTGATCTTTCGACGATCCAGCCGCCCACGATGGCCTCGACGAGCTTGAACCGCTCGTAATCCGAGAGAGAACCGACGCGGGCATTCGGCGACACGAAGCCGGTGCCCTCTCCGATTACGAGGTCCATGTGACGGTTGGCGGCCGAAATGGCCGCCGCCCGCTCGCTGTTTGAGATGCGCTCTACGCGGCCCATGACGGACGGCCCGCGCTGGAGGTCTTCACCGCAGCCGGTTGGCCCGAAACCCCGGAGGGAGTGGCAGGGACCGAGCTCGGGCCGGACGGCCGCGCGGTCTGATCGAGCCTAGTCCAGTCCTTGCGGTCCGGCGTCACGACGGCCTTGAGGACGTTCTTGTCCTTGTAGCCGTCCTTGCCCTTCTCGTAGCCGACGACAGCCCAGAAGCGCAGCCCGTCGAAGTCACCAAGGGAGCCGACGCGGCGGCCGGCGATCGCATTCTCGCTCTCATCGCTCGGATCGATCCCGCGGGCGCTCTCCAGCATGGCGCGAAGGCGCGAGCGGCTGATGTCGGCCGCCTTCTGCTGGCCTTCCGTCTCGCCCTCTACCGTGAGCAAGGTCCAGAACTTGCGGCGGGCATAGGGGCCCTCGATGACGGTGAACTCGAAGTCCATCATCAGGCAGGAGCCGTCCCGGTTGCGCTTGAGCCACCCACCCTCGCCTGCCCCACCCGGGCGCAGGGTCGCATGCACCGGCACGATGGTGCCATCGGGGATCAGGCTGTCTGCGGAGGTCTGCTTTTCGGCTTGGTTCAGATCGTACATCGCTGTGTTCCTTTGCTTCGTGGGGGCTTAGGCCGCGACCGCGCTCTGACGCGCCGCGGTGATCTTGGCGATGAGCTCGCCGAGATGGGGCTTCTCGTACAGGTCCAGGCGACCGGAGCGGTCCTTGGCCGGGTACTGGAAAGGATTGGGCTGCTGGCAGATCATGGCGCGGACGGGATCTGTGCCGTCCTCGAACTGCACGAGCTGCATCGTGATGACCTGATCGACGATCCCCGGCAGCTCGCGTCCGGTCTTCGAGCCCTCGATCTGAGGCTGCCAAGTGCCGCGATTGAACTCGTCGGTGACGTATTCAAGGATGCCAACGAAGATGACGTTCTTAGCCCGGGCATGCTGAAGCTGGGTAAGCCAGGCGATCATCTCACGGGCATGCAGGCCATAGGCGCCGCGGATGTCCGGCTTGCCGGTCTTGTCGGAGAAGGCTTCCGGCTGCTGTGTCGCCCACCGGAAGCACAGCCGGCCGGCAACCGTGATCGAGTCGATGAAGTAGGTTTCGTACTTCGCGAGGCTGGAGGCGTCGCCCATGCTCTCGCACACGCGGTCGAAGTGCGCCTGGCTGTAAGCCGCCTCGGAAGGCAGCGAAGGGTTCGGCCCGGCGAGAAAGGCGGCGAGGTCGCGGCACTCGTCCCAGGTTTTGGGCCGGAGTGTGTCCGCGGGCACGTCCTGGACGGACAAGTCGCCGGCCTCCAAATCGATGAACAACGTGGTTTTCGGATCGAGGGTGCGCAGAAGCGACGTCTTGCCGACGCCGGCCGGCCCCACGATGAGAGCCTTGACGCCGCGGGGGCCGGACATGCGCTGATCGGCTGTGATGATCTTGAGGGACATGGGAGCTTGCTTCCTTTCGACGTGCTAGGTGCGCGGGGTGACTTGGATCTCGAGGCACGGGCTGCTGGCGTAGCGCTTCTCGACTTCCGCCCTGACGATCTGCTTGTCGTCCTCGAAGACGACGCCGTTCAGCGCGTCGATGACCTTCAGCAGGTTGTCGACGTCGGGCTTTACGCAGGGGCGAACCTCGCCAATGAGGGCGTCGGATCGCTTTGCCTTCGAGAAGCTCTTGGGGATCGGGAAGGAAGCCATGACCAGAACGTCGAGCGGGCCGGTCATCAGGGGGCGTGAGCCCATGGCTTCCTGCGCGGCATAGCGGAGCGCGGCTTCGTAGGCACGGGTCGCGGCTGGCGTGAAGGTTCTTCCCTGCCCGAAGCGGGGGCGTCCTTTGCCCTTCGGCTCGCCGGCGAGGCGGATTGTGACGGGGCCCTTCATGCCGCACCGCCAGTCCTGCGCATCGGCACCGGAGCATTCAGATCGCGCTTGGCGTCGCGCCGAAACTCCGCGATCTCGATCTGCAGCTGCGCGGCGAGCGACTCGAGCTGCACCAGTTCAACCGCATCGATGCCGTCTCTGCGGGCTTCCTGCAGCTTTACCATCAGCGCACAGGCCGCGCGGGTCAGGTCGGTGGCATGCTCGTCGTAGTCCGCCTGTTGCTTGAGCGAGCGATCCCGAGGAACGAGGTCGCAATCGTGCAGGTCCGCCAGAATGCGGGTGACGATTGGAGCATTCGCCTTCGCCTCCAGATCCGCGATCACATCCACAGGCGCGTTGGTAGTCTCGTGCGGGCTGCCGTAGCGGGAGAGACGCGCCGGATCCACGCGGGTGACCTCGGCTGCGGCCTTCGGGCCTCCGACCTCAGGATGCTTGATGAGCTCGTCCTGAGCCTTCTTCAGGCGGTCGTAATCGATGCGGGCGAGATAGCGAGAGTTCATGCCACGTTCTCAGGAATATTTGCAGTGACGGTGGACAGGCGGAATGCGACAACAGCAGCCGTGGAAGCGGGGGCTGAAACGAAAGCGCGGGCGGCAACGGGGCAAGGGAGTGTGCCGCCCGCGCTCTTCACATCGGCAGTCTCGGAGGCGGTGCCGATTGAAGGACAAAGAAAAGCACGAGCCGGCGAAGCCAGAGGGGCAGGCCAGCCCGTGCAGGTGCCATCAGCCAGGGAGGACACGCTGATGGAGGGAACAGGGGGATTGGAGGGCATCAGGCGGCCTCGCCTCGGGCAGACGCCTCACACCCCTTTTGAGCAGGAAGCGGAATGAAGTCGTTTGCTGTAACCTTGCCTTTGGTAGCCAAGGTGATCAGCGCCATTCGAGCCGGTCGAGGGGTGCGAGCCCCGCTGATGTAGCGGCTTATATCGGCCTGAGACGCCCCGATCTTGGACGCGAAATCCGCATGGGTGAGGCCGTGTTTCGAAAGATAATCAGCAAGCTTCATGCCCTCACTAATACCAAATCGGTATCTGACATGCAATACCAATATACCAACTCGGAATTAGACGAGTTCCCGGCTGTGGATTACCAGTTTGGTATGTCCCGGCTCAAAGAACTCCGCGAACTCAGGCACTTGTCGCAAGCTCAGCTTGCGGCTCTTGCCGGCACGAGCCAGCCGCAAATCAAGCGCCTTGAAAGTGGAGAGCGGAAACTGACGAAGGAATGGGCAGATCGACTGGCCCCACACTTGGGAGTGAGGCCGGAGGAGATCCTTTTCCCTTCGGAAGGCCGGATACTGGCAAAGGTGGCGTCGGACACCCCAATAGAGCCTCGGATCCCAGTCGCTCCACATCCAAACGTCGATCTATCCAAAGCCGAGCCCTTACCAGCCAGTCAGCGGTTCGGGGGCCCTAGGGATGTCCCGGTTTATGGCACGGCTGTGGGTGGTGGAGACGAGGACGGCGACTTCAGGTTTAACGGTGAACAGATCGACATGGCGCCCCGGCCGCCTGGCATTGCTACTCGAAAGGACGTGTTCTGCCTCTATGTTGAGAATGACAGCATGTTCCCGAAGTTTGAGCCGGGGGAGCGGCTCTACGTGGACCCTCATAGGAAGCCGCGCCAAGGCGAATACGTCGTGGTCGAGTTGCACGGTGAGACCGAAGGGGAACCCGGCAAGGGCTATATCAAGCGCCTGGTGAAGCAGACCCCAACCCGACTAGTGGTCTCGCAGTTCAACCCGCCGAAGGAGCTGGAGTTTGAGGCAACCCAGGTGAAACGGGTACTGCGGGTGATCCCCACGGATGAACTGCTGGGGGTCTGATGTCCGGTTCGTGTTCAATAACCAGGCGCTGCCTGACTGACGTCTGAGGAGAAGGTATAGGTGAGCGACGAACCCGAAACGCCTCCCATTGAAAGCCGAGCAATACCGAAGGCCGTGTATGATGCGCTGGAGCATGCCGATGGGCGTATTGAACTAACGCCGGATGCAGCAGCCAGCCTTTTGAAGGCTATAGACAATTGCTACGTTTGCTTACTGGAATTCATGCATTCTTCGATCGACGCCCATAATGGCGATCTTGACTCTGCCAACAAGAGCCAGAAAAAAGCCGTCCAGCATTTAAGATTAGGCTCGACAGCTCTGGTGGAAGCGGCAGTACTCATTTCGCAGGGGGTCAAATCCAGGTCATGACGATAGTCACCCCTGACTTTCCTACGTGGAAGAGGCGCGAGGATCCCCCCTTGCCACCAAGCGGTGGCGGGGGCACATATTATGACATGGACCGCGTATGGGCAAAGCTTGAAGAGCACGACAAGCGATTTGGGAAGCTTGAGGAGAAGCTTGATCGCATTGGCGACAGCTTGGCTCGCCTACCGTCGAAAGAATTCCTTGTTGGCACCATTGTGGGCGTACTTGGCATCGCCCTGGCCTTCGCCGCCATGACATTCACGATAGCCGATTATGCCTCCAAGACGACGCAGCAGGCAGAACAGGCCAAACAGGCTCAAACTCCTCAAGCCGCACAGCAGCAGCCAAACATTATTGTCGTGCCGATCCCCATCGCGACCTCTTCGACGGCTCCGCAGCCGGTAGCCCCAACTCCGACCACACCACCCCGGCCATAAGCCGGGGTTTTTGTTTGGCTAAGCTAAAACGCACCTGCCCCTACCAGGTTAGACATTCGAAGACTCCTCCAGGATCTTCAGGACCAGAAGGCCTCCTCATCTGCTCGGCAACGGCGGATGGGGAGGCCATACTGTTTAGTGGTGACCTGTTGTTCGCAGATGCGAGAACCACCGCGGCTTGAGGGAGATGTTCCGCCCCGCCCCTTGCTTTGACCGGCAATGCTTGCAGACGAGCTTGCTCCCGAGCTGATGGAAGCTCCTAAAGCCCTCTAGATCTAGCTCAAGCAGGTCTCGCCGCTGGAAGCGTCTCGTGCGCCCGCAGTCCTCACACACAATGTCCAGCGCCCTCGCCTGCCGTAATTCACTAACATAATGTTTTGCGTCCATTGCAGCCCCGTGTTCTGCTTATGTTCTCATACTGGCGTTAGGTTAATCAGGAGTCGAGTCGGATATTCCTATCCACAGGTTTCCACAGAGGCTCACCAAGCATACCAGAGTTGAATTCCATTATGGTATTGTCAATCGATACCGTTATGGTATCAATAGCTCATCCACTTCCACACGGATGAGCCCCATGCGCCTCCTTCGCTCCTTCCTCCAGAACCTCGTTGAACTGTGCTGCCTCGGCATTTTTGCGGTGGCTGTCGGTACCTGGTCCCTGATCCTGGGAGGGCTGTGAGATGGCGCAGCACACTCCCGGCCCTTGGTTCGTCAACCATCCCTTCTCTGTTGAGGCGCGTCTTGAGCCTGAATTTGCTCTTCCTGAGGGCCTCGCAAGCATCGACGCGCCGGAAGGCAATCATTGGGGCTTAGCTCATGTCGTCGTTCGCATGGTGGACGACACGCAGGAGAGCCCTGAACTCGTCGCCAATGCCCGACTGATCGCTGCCGCTCCTGATTTGCTAGCCGCTCTGAAGGAGGCCCACGCGGCCCTCCGGCATCATCCCGGCGGCGATACTCGCTCTGGATACGAGATCACCCGCGCTTCCGCTGCGATCAGCAAAGCGGAGGGCCGCTAATGCGCCAGCGCACCATCGGCTTTTCCGCCGCCATCCGCGACATGAAGAACGCCCGTCGCGTCGAGCTCACCCCCGAACAGCGCAAGGCCGCCCTCGACAAGCGGGCGAAGGAAGCCATCGAGGCCGCCAACAAGCGCCGCCGCTACTTCTCGAAGATCGGAGGGTGATCATGGCCGAAGTGATCCCCTTCCCGCTTGCCCCCTCTTTCCGCTGCCGCTTGGTTCACAGGGCGGAGCTTGAGGAAATCCAGCAGATCCTTCGCGACACGCTGGAGGAATGCCCCGCCTGCAAAGGGCGCGGATCGTTCCTACACAAGGTCAGCGGCAGCCGCTTCGGCGTCTCTCGCTGCCCCTGCGGCGGCGATGACGAGAACCGCGTCGATCTGGATGGGCCGGATTATCCGGGGGCTGCCTGATGTCCTTCAACTCGCCCCGCTGCAAGGCCTTCTCCGAGAAGGTTGAGAACGCTCTCTGGAGGCTCATCGGAGCTGTCGTCTTCGGCCTCTGGTGCTTCTCCCTCTTCAAGATCGTGGAGGCTCTATGAGGCCGATCGTTGTTCAGTATCGGCCGATCAGCAAGCCGCTGCAGGAGCTCATCAACGAGCACAACGATCGCGTTGTCCGCATTTGGGCTGAGCGTGGATCTGCCTGCAGGCCTTTCCAATCCACCCCTTCCGCCGTGCCGGCTGCTTCGGCTGACCTGTCCCGCGTTCCCGCGGTCGAGCACGGCGGTTCTGCTCTCAAGGAAGCTCGCGCATGACCAGCCAAAGAAAAGGGCCGCTGCGATCAGCGGCCCAAAGGTGGGACCAAGGTCCTTCCAGAGGGAACGACGCGAGCGGGAGGATACGTCGCGTCCGCCTCGAGATGGGTGCGCCAAAACGGGTTCGTTACCCTTCGAATAGCCAAGCTGGCATGCACTACATGCAGACGTCCTGCCATGCTTCCGCCAAATTTTCTTACCCGCGGAAGGGAGCCCGTTCATGACCCTACAGACAGAAGTATCCCCTCCCTCAGAGGCAGACCATGCGGAGCTGGTGGGGCCCAAGTTCCTGCTGATAAAACGCGGCTTGTATTGGCGGCCAAACTCCTGCGGCTACACGGGTCTGAAGAGCGAAGCGGGACGCTATACCGCCGAGGAGGCGAAAGCGCGGGCCGATCACGATCTCACCGAGACAACATCCATTCGCGAAGATGAGGCGCCTGAGTTTGCCCCGAATTGCTATGAGGAGACGAAGGTCAAGTACCTCACCCACAGGGTGAAGGAACTGGAGGAGGCTGTCGCACACTACGAGCGACAGAACGAAGGCTTCAACGAGATCTATTTCGGCGACCAGACCGAACTCGCCACCCTCCGCGCAGAGAACGAGAGGCTGAGGAGGGCCCTCGATTACGACCCAAGGGCGAGGACGATCATCGGCCTCATGGACCGGATGGATGAGCAGGAAGTTCGCGCAAATCTTGCCGAAGCCCAGAACCAGCAGATGAGAACGGCGCTGGAGTGGTACGGCGAAAATGCCCGCTTGTGCCGTCTGATCCATAGCGAGGGCGAAAAAGGCCGCAATGCTCTGGCTGAGGATGGGGGCGCCCGCGCCCGCGCCTCCCTCGCCCTGAACAAGGAGGAGAGCCGATGAGAAACGTTGGCAAACGCTACGTGCCGGAACCCGATCATTGGACCAAGCACCTTACGCCTGAGCAATTGCGGAAGGTTCTCCTGGCGGTTCCCAAGCTCTTTGCCCGGCATTTCGAGAAGCAGAAAGGACGCCGCCATGACTGACCTCAAGACGAAGCTGGAACAGAAGCGGGAGCCGTGGGACGCGCCTGAATGGCTCCGCGATCTGCGCGGCTTCCCGGCCTACTACCTTCATGCGCTCTTCCATTGGCTGAGCTTTGCCCTCCTGCCCTACGCAGGTGATTGGGCCTACCGCAAAGAGCGCCGGGCCGCCCGCTCCGCTCTGACCACTGATGGAGGCCGGGATGCCGAATAACCAGCAACAGGCCGGAATGGCTGATCTGAGAGAGGCGGTCCATGCGTGGATCAGGGAGGATGCCCCGGTGTCTGTAAAAATGGCGCTGCAACCATCCCATGTAGATGCGCTTGTGTCTCGCGTTGCCCCTCTCTCGGCAGACACCGCCCCTCCACCAGCAGAGGGGACATTTCAAGATCGGGTGCGACCTTGGATGCTCGCGTGTTTCGGTTACGAGATCAGCGGAGACAAGATCGAACGCAACCATCGCTTTCTGGAAGAAGCTCTTGAGCTGGTCCAAGCGTGCGGCTGCACGCAATCCGAGGCTCATCAGCTTGTGGATTATGTCTATGGGCGACCGGTGGGCGTTCACTATCAAGAGGTTGGCGGCGTCATGGTGACGCTCGCGGCGCTCTGCCTCGCACAAGGGCTTGATATGCACCAATGCGGGGAAACGGAACTCGCTCGCGTGTGGACGAAGGTCGAGCAGATCCGTGCCAAGCAGGCAGCGAAGCCGAAGCATGGGCCGCTGCCTGGACCCTCTGCCCTCTCCACCCCTGCCCCTGCAAGCGGAGAACCGGAGCCTATTGGCTATCTGAAGCCTCAAGCAGAGTGGGCGGTCGAACCGTTCTTCATTTACGCCAAAGACCGGACTGAGGAATGGGCCAAATCGGTGTTTACCATTCCTGTCTATGCCGCCCCCACCCCCGACACCGGGGGAGAGTATGTGCGGGTGCCGAGGGCTCTCGTGGACGAGGTAGTGACGACACTCGAACTCTATGCCGATCCCACGGGCTATACTGATCGGTTCGAAGACCCCTACACCATTGAGGACGAGTGTCATCCCGGCATCCAGGCTGCAAAGACGCTGAAGGCTGTTCAGGCCGCCCTCTCCTCCGTCCCATCCCCTGCCAACGAGGAGACAAGCCATGGGTGAAGGGAATATGTGCCCTCCGTCCTCACTGCGTTCGTCCTCGGGAAAGCAGGGTTTCACGTCTCACCAAGCCGCCATGTCCTTGGTCCGACAGGTCTTGTGTGACGTTCTGAGACCTGACGTTCCTCCGTCCTTCGCAGAAATCAGAACCGCGCACATGGAAGGTAAGGGGCGCCGGCAAACAATCACGGCTCACCTCGTCATGCTGGATGGTCTCCCCGCAACCGTCCGCTTGTCGCGATGGGCAATGGGATGGTCGCACCAATGGCTCGATCTTCCCGGCGGTGACCTCTCCTTTGAGAACGGCGCTTGGGTCCGTATCGGAGCGGATGGCGAGCCGGTGCTGCCTCTCTTTTCTCACCACAGCGACCGGGCTCGCCCTGGAACACCCCTTTCAAATCCCACCCCGCAGAAGAACGGAGGGCAGAATGGGTAGCTGGTCAGACGTAGCCAAGCGCACCATTCAGGAGGTTCACCGCAGCCTCCCTGAGGGTGCCACGCTGGAAGAGAGGATTAAGGCTGTCGATGCTGCCTACCCGTTCGGGATGCGAGCCTACAGCCCCTACAAGACGTGGCTCCGGTGGCGGCGGGAGTATCTGTGCCGATACGGCTACATCCCGAAAGGCAAGCCCCTTATTGAGAGCCCGCTTGAGCGCATGATGCGGCGAGCCGGCGTCACCCCTCCTTCTCCACGGGGGAACGAATGAGAGAGGCAGAGACCTCACGGCTGCTGACCCGCGAAGAGGCTGCCAGCCATTGCCGCCTGAGCCCGTCCGGGTTCTCCCGGTGGGTTGCCCAAGGCAGGCTCCCCCAGCCCATCCCCGGCACGCGCCGCTGGGATCGGAGGGCCATCGACCGGGCTCTGGACAGATTATCCGGCCTATCCGACTCTGAGGTCGCGCAAAGCGCCTATCAGAGGTGGAGGGCCAACAGGGATGCGCGTCGTGCTTAAGGGGATCCATCGGGTGCCGCGCAAGCTCGCGGACGGCACATGGACGATCTACTACTATGCCTGGAGAGGCGGTCCACGGCTCAAAGGCGAGCCAGGGAGCCCGGAGTTTGTCGAAAGCTACCATGAGGCCTACCGGGGGCGGAAAGCCGCCTCAGACGGCACGCTGCACGAGCTTCTGACGGAGTTCAGAGGGAGCAGCGAATACAAGGGGCTCTCGGCAAGCTCAAAGCGGGCATACCAAGCCTACCTGAACCTGATCGAAGCTGAGTTTGGCGACATGCCGATCGAGGCATTGGCCGAGCCGGAGGTCAGGGGCGATTTCAAGAGCTGGCGGGACGGCATGGCGGAGACGCCCCGCAAGGCGGACTACGCCTGGACGGTTCTGGCCCGGGTGCTCTCCGTCGCCAAGGATCGCGGGCGGATCGCGGTCAACCCATGCGAGCGCGGCGGGCGCCTGTATCGGGCGGAAAGGGCCGAACGCCTCTGGACCGAGGATCACATTTCCCGGTTCATGGATGCGGCCTCAGAGGAGCTGCAATTGGCCCTGGTTCTGGCCCTCTGGACGGGCCAGCGGCAAGGCGACCTGCTCCGGCTGCCCTGGTCGGCTTATGACGGTAAGACGATCAAGCTGAAGCAATCCAAGACAGGCCGGCGCGTGGTGATCCCGGTTGGACCCACGCTGCGGGACCATCTCAGTCAGGCGAAGCGCCGGGCGATTACCATTCTCACCAATACGGACGGCAACTCGTGGACCTCTGACGGCTTCCGGGCGTCCTGGCGAAAAGCCTGCGAACGGGCCGATGTCGATGATGTGACGTTCCACGACATTCGCGGCTCGGCTGTCACGCGCCTCGCGCTTGCGGGCTGCACGGTGCCGGAGATCGCATCCATCACCGGCCATTCGCTGAAGGACGTCGAAACGATCCTCGATGCTCACTATCTGGGCCGGGACGTGAGGCTCGCGGAGGCAGCCATGCGCAAGCGCGAGCGGAAGGAAAGGCGAACGAAATCTGTAAAACGAGTGTAAAACGGCAATCGCAGGTCCACATTCGAACCCGCGTATGTTAGACTAAGTTGTTGATTTTTCTGCGGAAGATTTGGTGGGTGTGCAAGGATTCGAACCTTGGACCCGCTGATTAAGAGTCAGCTGCTCTACCAACTGAGCTACACACCCGTCGCCGAAGCGAATTCAGCGGTGCGGTGACCGCTGAAGAGGCCGTGC